ACAGCACCAGCTATTACATCGACACTTCTACTGGTCTCACAGCTTACGCTGAAGACACTGTAGTTGCTGCTGACGTATTCACTGACGCTGGCTTCCGTGCCTTAATCAAGCTCATGGACGATGCTGATACCCCAATGGATGGTCGCTTCTTCGCTGTTCCTCCATCACTTCGTGCAGCTATCATGGGTATTGATCGTTACAATAGCTCTGATTTCGTTGATGGTCGTGGTGTAAACAACGGTCAGATCGGTCAGCTCTATGGTATCGATATCTATGTAACAAGTAATGCTCCAATCATTGAAACTGATGCTAACAACAGCGTTGGTGGAGATGTTAAAGCAGCTATCTTGGCTCATCGTGATACCATGGTATTGGCTGAGCAGATGTCTGTACGTAGCCAAACTCAGTACAAACAAGAGTATTTATCTACTCTGTACACTGCTGACACCCTCTACGGTGTTAAAGTAGTACGTCCTGAGACTGGTTTTGTATTAGCAGTCAACGGCTAATAGTAGTTCCTAAGACTCTCCAGCTTCGGCTGGGGAGTTTTCTTTAAGTGCATTCGCTGAGTGTATTTAAACAAACATAGGAGATAGACCTTGGCAATTTATCGTGGAGCAGGTGGTTCAGGCGATGCTACGCAAGACGCTGCAAGTGAAGTACTCTTAGCTCTAGCTGCTAAAGACGCTGCTATCGCTGCACAGGTTGCTGCAGAAACTGCACAAACTAACGCTGAAACTGCTGAAACTAACGCTGAGACTGCAGAGACGAACGCTGAAGCTGCTGCGGCACTCGCTGCTACATTTAATCCTGCATTATATGTTGCTAAAGCTAACAATCTTAGCGATCTTGCTTCCTCATCTACTGCTAGAACTAATCTAGGACTAGCTATTGGTACTAATGTACAAGCGTATGATGCTGACTTAGCTACCATTGCAGGACTAACTCCTACAAACAACTACGCTATTATCGGTAACGGAACAAGCTGGACTTCTTCTGCGTTACCTGCGTCAGGTGTGACTAGTGTTACTGGTACTGCTCCAGTTGTATCTTCTGGCGGTGCAACACCAGCTATTTCTATGGCTGCTGCTACAACCTCTATTAGTGGATATCTTACATCTACTGACTGGAATACTTTTAATGGTAAAGTAACTGTTGGAGGTGCGTTAGGTACTCCCTCTTCTGGCACATTAACTAACTGTACTTTTCCAACATTAAACCAAAATACAACTGGTTCATCTGCTACTGTTACAGGAAATGCAACTGGAAGCACTTTTGGTTTTAATTCAGGCTATGGCTCAGTAGCAACTGCATATGGCTGTCGTGCATGGGTTAACTTTAATGGTACTGGTACTGTAGCTATTCGTGCAAGTGGTAATGTAACTTCTATTACCGACAATGGTACTGGTGATTACACAGTAAATTTTACTAACGCAATGCCTGATGCTAATTATTCTGCTGTTTGTGTAAACGGGGTTCTTGATGGAGGTACTTCTAAAAGTATTGCGTCTATTAATAGAAATAACGGAGACGGTGCTGAAGTTGCACCCACTACAACCGCAGTGCGAATTACTTCAGGGGCGTTTAATAATAGCGACCTTGACGTAAAGTATTTTAACGTTGCTATCTTCCGTTAATCAAAAGGACAATTATGAACCAACGAATTATTTACCCTACTGATGGTGGTGTAGCCATTATTGTTCCTGCGCTTGAGTGCGGTTTAACTATTGAACAAATTGCAGCTAAAGATGTGCCAGCTGGCAAACCATACAAGATTGTAGATGGTAGCGACATTCCTACCGATAGAACATTCCGTAACGCATGGGAGTACCAAGAATGATTACGATTAACTTTGACAAAGCTAAATCTATTACTAAAGAACGCTTAAGAGCAGAGCGTACACCTTTATTACAGGCTCAAGATGTAGCGTTTCAAAGAGCATTAGAGTCGGGTGCAGACACCACAGCTATCGTAGCTGAGAAACAACGGCTAAGAGATATTACCAAACTAGCTGACTCTGCTACTACTTTAGAAGAACTTAAAACTTTGAAAGCTGAATAATGACTGAATCTGATTTAAAACTACTAAGCCACGAAGAAGTCTGTAAAGTTCGCTACGAACAGATACACGCTAGACTAAAAAGACTAGAACAGATTCTCCTAGGCACTGCTGGATTCATTATTATTACTTTATTAACTCTGGTACTTAAATGAGCAGACCACATTCCGTAGGTAAAAACCTAACTGCTAATGTTAAGACAACTGTCTTTACTGTCCCCACTAGAAACACTGCTAAGTGGACTTTAGCACATATTAGTAATCATACTGGTAGTAATAAATCAGTTAGTCTTTGGTGGTACGATTCCAGCGAAAATACTGAGATTGTTGTTATTGACGGGTATAATCTCGATGCTAAAAAATATGTACAGTTTAATGGTGGTGCATATGTAGTATTAGACGAAGGAGATGAGATCCGAGTACAGTCTGAGACAGGATCTTCAATGTCTATTACTGTGAGCATGGAACTAGAGCAACGCAGTACCGTACAAAACTTTGCATAAGGATAATTATGCCACTCGCTAAAGGTAAGTCTCAGAAGACAATCAGTAAGAACATTTCTAAAATGGTCAAAGAAGGTCGTCCTCAGAAGCAAGCAGTAGCAATTTCCCTGCGTCAAGCAGGAGTTTCTAAACCCAAGAAAAGGAAATAATATGCCAATCGTCAAAGAGAAGAAGTTCCCTTATACAACTAAGGGTAAGAAGCAAGCTAAGTCGTATGCTCAGAAGACTGGTGCTAAGGTAGTATCTAAACCAGCTAAGAAGATGGGTGCAATGCGTGGCTACTAAGCCTGGCTTGTATTCTAATATCGCAGCTAAACGTAAAAGGATAGCTCAGGGATCTGGAGAGAAGATGCGTAAGGTAGGCAGTAAAGGTGCTCCTACGGCTAAAGCTTTTAAAGAATCTGCTAAGACAGCTAAGAAGAGATAATGGTTAAGAAGGTATATCAGAATCCAGAAGGTGGTTTAAACGCTAAAGGAAGGGCTTACTTCAACAAGAAGACAGGCTCTAACCTGAAGCCTCCAGTTTCGGCTAAAGAGGCTGCAAAGTCCCCTAAAGCAGCAGGAAGACGTAAGAGCTTCTGTGCTCGTATGAGTGGGGTAAAAGGGGCTATGAAAGACGAGAAAGGCAGACCTACTCGTAAAGCCTTAGCACTCAAGAAGTGGGACTGTTAAGTAGGCTATTGACTTTTAATCAATTTTATGGTATAATATAAGATATGAACTACATTCAACTAGTAAATGACGTACTGATTAGGCTGCGTGAACCTGAGGCTTCCTCGGTATCTGATAATGCCTATGTAAAATTGATTGCTAGATTTGTCAATGATTCTAAGAGGGTCGTAGAAGACTCCTACAACTGGAATGCTTTGTCTGATACTCTATCAGCAACCACTACAGCAGATGTGTTTAACTATGTTCTAGTGGGCTCAGGTCAAAGATTTAGAGTTATCGATGTTATTAATGATACTCAAAATGCTTTCGTAGAATTAGCCTCTACCAGGTGGATGGATCAGCAGTTCTTAATGACCACTCCTCAGAAGGGGTCTCCTGCATATTATAACTTCAATGGTGTTAATTCCAGTGGAAATACTCAGGTAGACTTATACCCTATTCCTGATGGTGCTTATAACCTTCGTTTTAATATTATTAAACCACAAGTACCCTTAGCAGTTAACGCTGATAATTTATTAGTACCTGAAGAGCCTGTAATCTTAGGTGCTCTTGCAAGGGCTCAGGCAGAGCGTGGTGAAGACGGAGGAGTACAAGCTGGGGAGACATATCAATTAATGAAGCAGAGCTTAGCAGACGCTATAGCACTCGAATCAGGACGGTATATAGAAGAACAACAGTGGGTGTGGAACTAATGGCTAGTCAACTACAGACATCGTCTATAGCAGCTCCTGGATTCTATGGACTCAATCTACAAGAGTCTAGTATTACTTTGTCTTCTGGGTATGCACTAAAAGCTCAGAACTGTGTGATCGATAAGTATGGTCGTATCGGTGCTCGTCGTGGATGGACTACAGTAAACTCTGCAGTTAATACTGACTTAGGTGCTGGTAATGCAGTAGAGTTTATATTTGAATTAGTTGCTGGTGGTAGTAATCAAGTGTTAAGTGCTGGTAATAATCAGTTATTTGTAGGAACTACTACGATGACTACTAAGACAGTGCGTAACACTACTAACAGCGGTAACGCTACTTATACTATTACAGCTAATAACTGGCAGGGTGCTGCCATGTCTTATGGAGATGTTACAGACTTTCAAGCTCATGTATATTTAGCACAAGATGCACATCCTATGTTGGTGTATCATGAGTTACCTATTTCTGGTAATCCTTTTAATTCGCACGATAGCGGTACATTTGGATTTCAAAGAGTTGGAGACGATGCTGCGTTACCTTCTAATCATAGCACATCAACATTTATGCCTAGCTGGGTTTTGTCTGCTTATGGAAGAATATGGTGTGGTGGTATCTCAGGAGACACTCAAACTGTCTATTTCAGCGACTTACTCGCTGGTACAGATTTCTTAAATGGGTCTGCTGGGTATTTAAATCTACAAGAAGTATTACCTAACGGTGATCCTGTAGTTGCTGCTGCAGCACACAACGGATATATTATATTCTTTGGTCGTAAGAACATAGCAATCTATGCTAATCCTTTAGACACAGGAGCATTAACACTTGTTGAAGTTATCTATAATGTAGGATGTATTGCTAGAGATTCAGTACAGAACATTGCAACAGATGTGTTGTTTTTATCTGACTCAGGAGTTCGTAGTTTACAGCGAATCATTCAAGAAAAGTCTATGCCGATGCGAGACATCTCTAAGAATGTTCGTGATGAACTAATGGCTGCTGTGTTTTCAGAAACAGACTTAACTAAGATTAAAAGCATCTACTATGAAAGAGATGCTATATATTTATTAACGCTTCCTACAACTAAGTTTGTATATTGTTTTGACACTCGTGCTCCACTACAAGATGGTTCTATGAGAGTTACAATCTGGGATAGTATTGAACCTAAGTCATTCTTTGTAACACAAACTAGAGACCTATACTTAGGTAAACCAGGATATATTGGTAAATACTACGGCTACGCTGATAATACTTCTAGTTATCGTCTTGCTTACTATACTAATTACTTTGACTTTGATGCGTCTACAAATCTTAAATTACTAAAGAAGATTGGTTGGGTATTGATTGGGGGTACTAATCAATCAGTAGCTATTAAGTGGGGCTTTGATTATAGTGAGAGTTATCAAGCTACTACATATGCTTTAGACGCTGCTACAGTATACGAATATAATAACTCTACTGTAGATACTATTCCTGGTTCATCCGAATATAATATTGCTGAGTATAGCTCAGGTATTGTTTTAGATCGCTTTAACATTAATGCTGGTGGTCAAGGAACTGTAATGCAGTTAGGCTTAGAAGCAGATATTAATGGAAATCCAGTTTCAATTCAGAAAATAGACGTAGCAATTAAGCAAGGAAAGACTTTAGTCTAAGGACATAATATGGCAAACTATACAAAAGCAACTAACTTTACAGCTAAAGATGGATTACCTACTGGTAACTCAGGCAAGATTGTTAAAGGCACAGAGATTGATACTGAGCTGACTGCAATAGCTTCTGCTATTTCTTCTAAGGCTGACTTAAACAGCCCTGCTCTAACAGGAACTCCTACTGCTCCTACGGCATCGGCTGCTACTAACACAACACAAATTGCTACTACTGCTTTTGTACTTGCAAATTCTATTCCTAGTGGTCTTATTTCAATGTGGTCAGGAACGATTGCAAGTATCCCTTCTGGATGGGTATTGTGTAACGGTTCTAACAGTACTCCTGACCTTCGTAATAAGTTTGTTATTGGTGCTCATACTGATTCTGCTGGTGTAGCGTACTCCACAGTAACTGGAAGCAATACACAGACTGGTGGTACTAAAGATGCTATTGTTGTGTCGCATACACATACTGCAACTTCAACTGTTACTGACCCAGGACATTTACATACTTTTACTAATTACTCAACTTCAGGTGGCAGTGCAACAACCCCTATTATTGGTAACAGCAACACAACAGCTACGGTTAGCACTAACTCAGCAGTTACAGGTATTTCAGTAGCAACTACAAACAGTACAGAAGGCTCTAGCGGTACAAACCAAAACTTGCCTCCATACTACGCTCTTGCATATATCATGAAAACCTAATATGAAAGTACCTGTAGTCCTTAGAGACGACTACACAATGTACTTAGAGTTACACGATGCAGCATTGTGGTTTCATACAGATGTACATAAGTGGTCGCAGGAAGTAAAGAACAAGTACTTAGAAGATTTAAACTTATTACAGTATCTAACTAATGTTCCTCTGTTAGCATTAGTAGAAGAAGAAAACACTAAGCTTGCTAAGTTTGGTAAGCTAACAGGATGGGAAGTATTAAAATCCATAGAAGTTAACAACAAGAAATACTATATTTTTATTAGGAGCAAACCGTGGGTGATATAGTTAGTGGTATCTTAGATCCTTTTACAGGAGCTAGTGGGGTACGAAGAGCAGGAGAACAAGCTGCAGAGCAACAGCGACAAGCTGGTATAACTGCTGCTAATATCTCTGCATTCCGTCCTGTGGGAATGACTTCCAGATTTGGTACGTCTCAGTTTACTCGTGAGATAGATCCGAGGACTGGTGTGCCTTATATCTCAGGTGCAGGATACACAGCAGCCCCTGAGTTATCTGCTTTGCAGAATCAACTCTTTGGTAGATTTGCTCCTACGTTAGCACAAGCAGAACAAGTACAAGGTCAGTATGCTCCACTGACTGGTGCTTCTCAAAGCTTGTTTAACTTAGGTCAACAATACTTAGCCACATCTCCAGAGCAAGCTGCTCAGGATTACATCACTAGTCAACAAGCTTTACTAGCTCCTAGTAGACAAGCTCAGCTATCTAATGTTAGAGGTGGTTTGTTTGCTCGTGGTCGTGGTGGCTTAGGAGTTCAGACTGGTACAGGGGGTGCTCCTACGTCTCCTGAGTTACAGGCATACTACAATGCTTTAGGTCAACAAGATCTACAGTTAGCTGCTAATGCACAACAAGCAGGACAACAGAGAGCACAGTTTGGTGCTGGGTTGTTTGGCACTGGTGCTGGATTATTAGGCACACAAGTACAAGGACAAGCAGGTGCGTACTCTCCATTACTCGCTGCCTTAGGAGTATCAGGTCAAGTAGAACAAATGGCTCAGATGCCTTATCAGATGGGTCTTGCATTAGGTACTGCTCAGATGCCAGGACAACAAACAGGATCTCAGCAATACTACGGAGGTCAAGCAGCAGGTGCTCAGACACAGTTGTCTTCTAACATGATGGCTCAACAGATGAACAATCAGTTTTTATCTAGTTTGATTAGTGCTGGGTCTCAGGCTTATAATCCTACCCCTAAACCACAATATCAAGCATCTCCTAGAGATTTTCAATTTTAAGGAATAATTATGGGACAGCCAGTAAACCCACTCTTAGGTAATCAACAAGCACTGCTTGGTGCAGATCCTGAGCTTTATCGTCAACAGTTAATTCAACAAGAACAAGCTCGTATTGGTGCTTTACCTGCACAGAATCAACTAGGAGCACAGCTTGGCTCACTGCTTGGTAGAGGCGTAGTTAACGTAGCACAAGATCGTGGCTTCTTTGAAGTTACTAATCCTGTATTACAGAACTTAACCAAGATACAGAATGTATACAATACTGCTATGCAGGGCTCTGATCCTAATGATCCTCTGTCTTTCTATAGAAATCTACAAACAGGATTCGCTGATGCTGGCTTAGGTCAACAAGCTTTAATGGCTGCTCAGGAACTACGTAGAGTAGAGGCTGAAGGAGAAAAAGCTAAGGGAGAGAAGCTTAGAACCCAAGTTCTTGAGACTGAATTATATAGTAAGAATCCTCAGCTACTCGATGAGCAGATTGCTAAGGCTCGCTCTGCTGGTAATGATACGCTGGCTAACAGGCTTGCTGAACAGCGTGGTCAGATTCAAGTTAATATTGATACACAACGATCTAAAGACTTGGCTGAGATTGCTTTTAGAAATGCTCAAACAGATGCTCAAAGAGCTCAAGCAAAGAGACTTCAACAAGAAATTGAAACTGGTAAATATGACTGGAAAGTTATTACTGACATTACAGGAGCTCCAGTATCTATGGCTAAGATTGATAAGAGGACTGGTAAAACAGAGTACGAAGCTATCCCTGATAGTGCTATAGCTCGTCCTGGAGCAGCTCCTACAACTAAGCCGTCACAAAAATCAACAAGCAGCTCAATGAACTTAGAAGGTTTTTCAATAGTGGATGTTAAGTAATGCCAGTATTTACAATCCAAGCTCCAGACGGTAAGACCTTAACTCTTGAAGCTCCTGAAGGGGCGACTCAAGAGCAAGTAATTGCCGCAGCTTCGCAGTTATATAAGCCACAGTATGGTGTAGGAGAGACTGTTTCTCGTGGTTTAGAGCGTGGTCTTACTTCTACCATTCGTGGAGCAGCTCAACTCTTAGGAGCTCCGTCTGCTACAGTTCCCACTGAGGAGCAAGATTTAATTACTCAGATGCAGGGAACTCCAACGGCTGATCGAATCTCTAGCCTAGCAACTCCTGGTCAAATCCAACAAACAGATCTACAACGTGAAGCTGAGTTCAGGATGATGGCTCAGCAACGTCCTGTTGCAGCGTATGGCTCACAGATTGCTGGAAACATTTTAGATCCTATTAACTTAGTTCCTTTAGGAGCTGCTCGTACTGCTGCTCAAGGTGCTCGTAACATTGCAGGAGCTGGTGCTGTGATGGGTGCGTTAGAGCCTGTCTATGGTGACGATAGTCGTCTATTAAACATTGGTGGTGGTGCTGTCGTAGGAGGTGTTCTCGGTGGTACAATCGGAGCATTGATTCAGAAGTATGGTAAAGAAGCTATTACTACTGCTGGTAAAGAACTCAAAGATAATCGTGCTGTTCTCTTAGGAGGATCAGGTCGTATTACTCAAGATAATGTACCACTAAGTCCTATCGCTCAAGAAATTGCTGATGTCACTGCTGCTAAAAACATCGAACTACAAGACAGTATTGTTCCTTTACTCCAGCAGTTAGAAGATTCTGAGTTAGCTACTAAGCTAACCACTGAGATTGCTGGTGGAGACTATCGTGCTTTCTTTACAGACGCTCCATTTAGACTAACTAATATACCTACGTCTAGACTTACTGCTGCATTCAGTGCAGATAATCCATTACGTGAACAGAACTTAGCAGCATATCTCAAAACAGGATACAAAGCAGAAGATCCAGAGCAACTATTAACTCGTATTGTAGCAGCTAACAAAGGAGCTATAGCTACTGAGCTAGACACAACACCTCTCAATATTCCTGCTGACTCCGCAGTGAACTTCTTACTTAATCGTAAGGTACAAGAACTAGGTGGTCGTGATTTAATCAATGCCTATCTCCCTGCGTTACAACGTGGTGTAGATATGATTAACTCTATCGATGAGTTATTCTTAAATGGTCGTGCTTCTGGTATGTCTGACGCGGAGATTGCTGCAGTATTTAAGAAAGACTTCGATGAAGTTAAACCTATTCTCTTCTCCGCTATTGGTAACGTATCTAATATTGGTCGTGCCTTAGCAGCAGCTAAAGCTCAGAAGAAAGTAATTGGTTCTACTGAGGAGATCCTCAAAGGATTATCTAAGAGTGGTGGTAAAGAATTAAAAGATATCTTTGCACTACGTGATGCTGTGTCTTCTATAAAGGCTTCCTCTGGGACTAGCTTTGATAAGACTAAGTCTATCGCTGAGCTTACTAAAGAATCTATTAAGCAACCAGGATGGGCTGATAAGTTTGGTGAGTTCGTAGTTAACTCTTACATCTCTGGTCTAGCTACGACAGCAGTTAACGCATTCTCAGGTGTTGCTAAGGTAGGACTATTAGGTACTGAGCGTATCTTACAAGCAGTTAATCCTGCATCTAAAGTTAAGATCGGAGAAGTTCTTCCTGCATTCAGAGGATTGATGGACGGAACATTAGAAGCAGCATTCTTTGCTAAGGAAGGATTCTTCCGTGGTTCTCCTCTCGACGCAACAATGCCTGAGATTCGTGGTGCTATCGGTGCTCAAGAAGGTGCTACTAAAGCTGAGAAGATTTTCGGAGAAGTAGTTCGTGCTCCTAGTCGTCTTAGCGTAGGTGTTGACGAGTTCTTCAAGTCTATCTTCCGTCGTATGGAATACAATGCTCAAGCCTATCGCTTAGCTTCTACTGGTAAGTACGGAGATCCTGAGACAGTATACAATGCTTTACGCACTATAAACACTAAGACAACAGACTGGAAAGACAATGTTCTTAAAGCTCCTGAGTTAGCTACACTACCTGACAGTGCTCGTGTTAAGCTTGTCGATGATGTGCGTAACTTTGCGAAACAAGCTACCTTCCAAGCTGACTTAGGTAACTTTGGTAATAAACTGTTAGCTCTTAGAGCAGCTCACCCGTGGGTAGCTCCAGTAATTCCTTTCGTTAAGACTCCTATTAACATCATGAAGGATGCTCTATCTTATACTCCACTAGGTGTGTTTGCTAAGAATACTCCTACGGATGTTAAGATAGCAAGAACAGCTATAGGCATGGGAATAACTGCTGCATTAGCTCAACAGGTAGCTGATGATACTGTTACTGGTTCGTATCCTAAGGATGCTGCTAAGCGTAACGCTATGATTGCTGCTGGTATTCCTGAGTACAGTCTTCGTATTGGTGATACATACTATTCCTACGCTCGTGTAGAACCTTTAGCAACTATCATGGGCTCTGCAGTAGACGGTATTAACGCAGTGCGTACATATGTAGATAAACCCTCCTACGATTCTAAGAAAGAAAAGGATTTAGTTGTGGATGTCGTAGCAGGTGTAACTAAGAACATTGTATCTAAGACATACTTAGAAGGTATCTCTGGATTACTACAGGCAGTACACGATCCAGAACGATATGGTGGTAGCTTTATAAATGGCTTTGCTGGATTACTAGTTCCATCTTTTATAGCAGCTTTTGCACGTGGTCGTGATCCTTATGCTCGTGTTGTCACTGGCTTTGGCGAAGCAGTACAGAATCGTATCCCTGACTTTGGATTAGGTCTTCCTGTTCCTTCTCGTTCAGAACTACCAGTACAGTCTAAGTTATTCGGAGGAGCAAGAGAGAATCCATCGTATGGCTTTGCAGCTTATACTGGTTTACAAACAGCTCCTGCTACACGTAACGCAGTACAAGAAGAAGTAGCTCGTACTAAGGTAGACTATAATTTACCTAGTAAGACTCTTCGTGGTGTAGACTTAGAAGGTGCTGACCAGGCTAAGTATCAAGCTTTATCTAGTCAGTTTGCTGATACTATTTTACCACGTATTATTGAATCGTCTGGTTATCAGAATGCTCCTGATTCTATAAAGAAAGTAATATTAGAAAAAGGATTAAAGAGAGCAAGAGCTGCTGCAACCAAAGAACTACTTGGAGAAAAGATACAAGACCCAGAATTTAGAACACAGTTCATCAGAGCAAGACTTGCTAAAAAAGGAATAGAACTAGAAGAATGATATATGTCAGATCAATTTGGGTTTCTAGAAGGAGTAAAATCTGTAACAGGTAGTATGGATGCTAGTCGACAGGCTAGTAAGTCCATTACCAAGAGCATTACTGATGTACAAAAGGATGCTGTAGATGTTGCTCAACAGCGTCTAAACGAACGACGTAGAGAACAGTATGTCCATGCAGACAGTACGATTATCTCTGCTGTTAGTGAGTGGGAACGATTACTAAGAGCAAAAAAGACAGAAGAACAATTACAACAAGAAATCATTCGTCATCACGGTAAAGCAGCATGGGCGGAGATTCAACAAATAAAGCAACGACAGTTAAAAGAGAAAGAAAATGATAAGAAGTTTTTTAGCGAAGAAGTTAATAAAGTTAAAAGAGTTATGGTTATCTGCTATATTGTGGCTGCGTGGATTGCTTGGTATTTAACTTGGGGGATTAAAAAATAATGTTACCATTAATGGCACTATTTGATGTTGGGATGAAAGTCTTAGATAAGTTTATTCCTGATCCAGAAGCTAAGGCAAAGGCTCAGAAAGAACTACTACAAATGCAGCAAGAAGGAAAGCTTGCTGAGTTAAACGCTGATATGAATGAGCAGAACAATATCTCTGATCGTTGGAAAGCTGATCTTGCTAGTGACTCTTGGTTGTCTAAGAACATACGACCTATGTCTTTAGTGGCTATCTTTGCAGGATACTTCTTGTTTGCCATGATGTCAGCATTTGGTTACGATGCTAAAGAGTCCTATGTCAATCTACTAGGTCAGTGGGGTATGCTTATTATGAGTGCATACTTTGGTGGTCGTACTTTAGAGAAGATTATGGATATGAAAGCGAAGAAAGATGAACCTAAGTAATAACTTTACCTTAGAAGAGTTAACTCACTCTGAAGTAG